GAAGCTAGTAAAGATGGCTCAAATATCATAAAATCTAACCTAGAACAGCAATTGCAAGCATTAAATAGCGAAAAAAGCATTTTGCCGTGGGTTAAACCAACCTTTAAACCAAATATAGGACTATAACCATGTCATCTACTATTAACGCTTCTTCTGCTGGTATTGTTGAAACAGCAGATTCTAGCGGCACTTTACAACTGCAAACAGGCGGTCAATCTGCTTTATACATTGATGCTTCACAAAACATTACCATTCCTAAAAACTTAACAGTTCAAGGAACACTTACATTCTCAGGCGGTGGTGGTGGCGCAGTAACTACAGTATCAGGTGGTTCTACAGGGTTAACACCTAGTACCCCAGCATCAGGAAACGTAGTTTTAGGCGGTACTTTACTATATTCAAGCGGTGGCACAGGATTAACTTCTACAGGTTCATCAGGCAACGTATTGGTATCTACAGGGTCAGGTTGGTCATCTTCTACTTTGTCGACTGCTGGTATAGCAGCATTAGCAAGCCCTACATTTACAGGCACAGTAGGCGCAGCAGCAATTACAGCAACAGGAACAATTACTGCAAACAGCAATTTTTATTCTTCTAGTAATACTGTATCTTTAGGTTTAGGTTCCCCATTAGTTTCAGCCAATACTTTGTATACTCAGTTTTTTCCAAATACAGACAACTATTTAACTTTAGGTTCTGGTGGTAATCGTTGGTCTACAGTATATGCGGCAAGTTCAACAATTAATACTTCTGATGCTAATGAAAAACAACAAATTGCTGATTTATCTGTGGCAGAAAAAGCTGTTAGTCAAGCGCTTAAAGGAATGATGAAAACCTTTAAATTTAATGATGCAGTACAAGCAAAAGGTGCAAATGCTCGTATTCATTTTGGTGTAATAGCTCAAGATGTACAGGCAGCCTTTGCAGCGCAGGGTTTAAACCCTAATAACTACGGAGTATTTTGCTCTGATACATGGTATGAAGTTAATGGACAAACACACGATGCAGAAGGTATGCCATATACAAAAGACTCTTCAGGTGCTGTAGAAGTTACTCGTCTAGGTGTTCGCTACGACGAATTGTTTGCACTTATTATTGCTGGACTATAATCATGGCTAAAGCACTTGACATTATCAGTCGTGCGCTAAAAGACATTGGCGCATTAGAAGCTGGTGAAAGCCCATCTGCTGATGCTGTTCAAGATGCTTTTGATATGCTCAATGATATGGTTGGGCAATGGTCTAATGAAGATATGATGGTTTTCTATAAAAATGAAATCATCTTTCCTATAACACCAGGTCAAACGCAATACACTATTGGGCCAGGCGGTCAAATAGGATGCAGCTTTGTAGGATCAATTGCAGACAATGTATTAACTATTACTGCAATTAACTCAGGCGGTATATCAATAGGTCAAACAATTACAGGTTTAGGCGTAACCCCTGGCACTAAGATTGTTCAGTTTTTGACAGGCGCAGGCGGTAACGTAAACGAAGCAGGAACATATTTAGTTAATATTCCACAGAGCTTATCTAGCTTGACGTTTACAGGATATTATCAAAGGCCATTAACCATTAATTCTGCGTTTGTGCGTATCAATACAAACTCTAATGGAATACCTATTAATAATGGTGGTTTAGATTATCCAATTTCAATCTTAAACGTAGAAGATTACGAAATGATTGGTTTAAAGACTTTAAATGGGCCATGGCCTAAAGCTCTTTACTACCAACCTACAGAAACACTAGGTAACATTTTTGTATGGCCTAATCCATCGCAAGGTGAAATGCACATATTTGCTGATAATATTTTTAGCGAATTTACCACCATTTATGATGATATTAATTTGCCACAAGGCTACACAATGGCACTCAGATGGTGTTTGGCAGAACGTTTAATGCCTATGTATGGCAAGGCTTCAGCAACACAAATAACAATGATTAATGGCTTTGCAGCACAAGCTAAAGCAACAGTTAAACGCACTAATATGCGCCCAGTTCAATCTGCTCGTTTTGCTGATGCTATGTTAGCTTCTCGCCAACGTGATGCTGGGTGGATACTTTCGGGAGGGTTCTTCCGCTAGAGTTTGATCTTAAGTGGTGTATAATTAACCCCATGAACTTTTACATATATCAACACCGCAAAGCTGATACCAACGAAATATTTTATGTTGGCAAAGGCAAAAACACACGTTTAAATCAAAGCAAAGGGCGTAACGAATATTGGCATCGTGTAGTTGCTAAACACGGATTTATTGCAGAATATATTGCACAAAATTTAGATGAAGAATTAGCCTTTCTTGCTGAAATGGAAGCTATTGATGTTTACCGCAGACGTGGTATTCAATTAGTAAATGCCACAGATGGTGGCGAAGGTGCATCTGGTTATAAACATACAGAAGAACATAAAGCTAGTTTAAAAGGCAACAAAAATGGCGCATCTTCTTGGGGAATGACTTTTAAAGGAAAAAAGCATACTAAAGAATCTTGTCAACAAATGTCTTATGCTCGTATTGGCAATAAAAATAAACTTGGAAAAAAAGTATCAGAAGAATCTAAACAAAAAATGAGCGTAGCAAAGTTTGGAAAATCAATTATTGCAAAGCGTGTTTTGCCTTCAAATAAAGTATTAGAAATTCGTCAACGTGTTGGATATAGGAATATTGCTATGCTTGCAAGAGAATATGGCGTTGGAGAATCTACAATTAGAAGAATTCGTGATGGCAAAGCCTACAAGGATGTTAAATAAATGGCAGATTTTGGTTTTGTTGGGGCTAGTTATGAAGCCCCATCGTTGTATCAAGATAGCCAAGAGTGTATTAACTGGCGGCCTGAAATTGACCCAACTAAAGCTCAAGGTTCAAGAGGCGTTGTTGCTTTATATCCTACTCCTGGTCTTACTTCAATTGTAGCGTTATCAGCACAAGCCCCTGTTAGGGGAATGAGAACATTAGCTGGCGGCACATATATGATTGCAGTTTGCGGTCAATATGTTTATGCAATGGATTCTTCTTATGTGCCTTATGTAATCGGTATTTTAAATAGCGGTACAGGTCAAGTAGGCATTACTGATAACGGTATTAACGTTTATATTGTTGACGGTCTTTATCGTTATACATGGCGCATATCAACTCCTGATGCCTGTTCATTTACAGGCACAATTTCAGGAACTACTCTAACTGTTTCTCAAGTCAGAGAAGGAGCAATTAAAGTAGGTCAATCTTTATATGGCGTAGGAATAGGTTTAGAAACGGTTATTACTAGCTTTGGTTCAGGATCAGGCGGTGTAGGCACATATAACATTAATACTTCATACACCATATCAACATCCCAGCTTTTAAACACTAATGGCGGTGGCGCAATATTTACAGGTTCTATTGGAACAACGTCTTTGACTGTTACAGCCGTAACAAGTGGTGTTTTATACCCAGGTCAAACAATCGTAGGCACAGGGGTTACCCCTAATACTATTATTACCGCTTTAGGCTCTGGCACAGTATTAAGTCAAACCATTACAAGCGGTGGTACAAACTACGCTTTAAATGACCTTATAACGGTTTTGGGCGGTGTTTATGGCAGTAGCCCAGCTACATACAAAGTAACAGCAATAACGACAGGTGGCGTGGTTTCAGGGCTTTCTATGACGTTTGCTGGTGCTTATACATCTGTTCCTTTAAGTCCTGCATCTACAAGCACAAATGGTGCTGGCACAGGGTTAACCCTAACGCTTACAACAGGCACAGGTACAGGCAATACAGGTAACTATCTTATTAATTTTAGTCAAACTGTTTCGTCTGAAACAATGTATGCCGTTCAGTTTTCAGTATTACCTAGCTCTGACGGTGCTTTTGCTGGTGGAACAACTGTAGATACTGTAGATAACTACTTTGTTTATAACGATCCTAATACTCAACAATGGGCAGCTTCTAATCTTCTTAGCCCAATTACTTATGGTTTAAGTTATGCAAGCAAGTTTACTGGGCCTGATAATTTAGTATCTTTAATTACAGATCATGGTCAAGTCTATTTATTAGGCGAAACAACTTCAGAAGTATGGTCTGATGTAGGTACATTTCCATTCCCATTTCAAAGAATCCCAGGATCATCAAGTCAGCATGGAATAGCCGCTAAGTTTTCGATGGCTCGTTTAGGCAATTCTTTTGCTTATTTAGCTAAAAACAATCGTGGGCAGTCAGAAGTTGTAATGATGAATGGTTATTTTCCACAAAGAATATCAACCCATGCTGTAGAAAACACGTTAGTCAACCAATACGTTGAAGATGCTGTAGCTTATACCTATCAGCTTGAAGGTCACGAAGTCTATGTGCTTTCATTCCCTACAATTGACTTAACATGGGCTTATGACGTTACAACCCAACTCTGGCACAAATGGCTATATGTCGATACAAACAATATCTATCATCGTCATCGTTCTAATTGCGCTACTGTATTTAACGATGTTGTATTAGTTGGCGATTGGGAAAATGGCCATATTTATCAATTAGACCCTACAAACTATACTGATAATGGTGATGAAATCCGCAGATTGCGTAGAGCACCTCATTTAGTTACAGACTTACAACGTCAGTATTTTGATGAATTTCAGATTCAATTTCAACCTGGTGTCGGTTTATCAGGCGTAGCTCCTAGTTCTGGTAGTAGCTCAATTTCAACAACAACAGGTGTACCTGCGCCTGTTTATGTAAATACATCAACAAATACATATCAGCCATCGCCTTATACAATAACGGCAGGAACAACAGTAACCGTTGCTTATGGCAATACATTGACTGTCTACCCACCAACTCCAGGTCAAACAACTTACGTTCAATCGCCTTATATTATTAGCCCAGGAAGCATTATTTCAGTTACACCTAATAATGTATTAATTGTTCAGCCAGGCAGCGTAGTAGTGCCTTTTGACACTACCAATCCACAAGCTATGCTACGTTGGTCAAACGATGGTGGCTCAACTTGGAGTAATGAACATTGGACAGGCATTGGCAGAATTGGTAAATATACTAATCGTGCAATGTGGCGCAGACTTGGATGGTCAAGGGATCGTATTTTTGAAGTAGTGGTTACTGATCCTGTTAAAGCGGTAATTGTATCTGCCAATCTTAAAGCATCAAGTGGGGAAAACTAATGGCTAATGATATTTGGGGATCAACTCAGGGTAATCCCTACCCTGTAACCCCTTTAATTGACGATCAGACAAAAATGCCTACAAGGGCATGGCAACAATGGTTTTTAAACTTATTAAACTTTAGCTCTGCTACTAACGCTACTAAAGGTACAGGTACTTTGCCTAGTAATCCGCAAGGTTTTATTAACATTACCGTACAGGGTAAACCTTATAAAGTGCCTTATTACAATGTCTGATATAACCCTTTCATTGCGTGAAAAAACTGAAAAATTGCAAGAAATTCTTTTGCAAATGCCTCAAGCTGATGTTAAGTTTTTGCATGATTTTGAACCTGGAAAATATATTAGAACAATGATTGCTCCACCGTGGTCAGTTATTGTAGGAGCTGAACATAAAACCCCATACAAAGTAAAACTTGTAAAAGGCACAATTTCAGTAAATATAGACAATGAAATTCACACTTTAGTTGCTCCAATTGAATTTGATGCTCCAGCAGGAATTAAACGAGTGGGCAGAGTATTTGAAGAAGAACTTATTTGGGTTGATGTATATGAAAATCCAGATGATTGTAAGGACATTCTTGCTATTGAGGACAGATTATATGTTATTCCTGAGTGTGGGTTAATGTCTAATAGAGTTTTAGAGCATAAAACAGAGCAAAAAGATGCCGAAAAACTTAACAATAGCATTAAAATACTATTAATTAATAATCTTGGTTTTAAGGATTAGGAGAAGGATTATGGCAGGCGGAATAACAGCAGCAGTAATTGGTGGCACAGCCCTTTTAGGCTCTGCTTACATGAGTTCGCAAGGAGCGCAAAACGCTGCTAATACACAAGCTAATGCTGCTTCAGCACAACAAGCTAATTTATTAGCTGCTGGACAAAACGCATCTAAACAATTTGACCCTTATTCAGCACAAGGAACTACTGCATTATCTAATCTTGCTTCTAATAACGCTTATTTTAATAATCAATTTAACAATCAAGATTTAAACTCTCAATTAGCCCCTAATTATGCTTTTCAACTACAACAAGGGCAATTAGGTAACGCACAAGAAAATAATGCTACAGGTGGCATAGCAGGCGGTAATGCTCAAAAAGCCTTACAAGATTACACTCAAAATTACGCTGGCACGGCTTATCAAAACGCATTTAATAACTATCAAATTCAACGTGGCAATATTAATGATATGAATATGACTGGGGCGCAATTAGGACTTGCTGGTGCTACTGGTTCTGCAAACGCTCAACTTGGAACAGCTACTAACGTGGCAAATCTTGGTATTGGTTCTGCAAATGCTACTGCGGCTAGTCAAATTGCACAGGGCAATATTTATGGTGGAGTGGCTAATACAGCAGCAAACGTAGCTGGATATACAGCTTTAAATAATATGAATACACCAACAAATACACAAGGAACTGGTATTTGGAGTTCAGGTCAAAATGGTGGTGGATCATTTACACCTACTAATGGCAATTCATTTAATATGCCAGTTCAAGGATAAATTATGGCAATCGGCACAAGCGGAATTTCAGTACCAT